GTGTATATCCATAAGGACCATATATCGGATTACCATCATATGCATATCCAATAATAGGTGAATGATTGATACCAGTATCAGACATCAATGTCTTCAATGTTGGAGAATATGATAGCACTCCATATTGATAGAATCCCTGATCATTCTTATGGGAAAAACCATATTCCGTGTCTTTATCCGTAGTTACTTCATATCTGTTTTTAATCCACTCATAAATTGATGCAGTTGCTGTAGCATTTGCTCCATCAGGTATTATTTGAATTATTACATTACCATCAGAATAGAAATTACCACCATTTATTCTTGTAGTTGATGTTATCTGTCCAGCAGCAGATATATTACATGTATATTCTGCAAATCTTCCTCTACCTTGACTATCAACAATTCGTATAGTAGGAGGAGCAGAATAATATTCACCAGGATCAGCAATTACCAAAGAAGTTATAACTCCTTGTGTTACAACAGGTGTAAGGATTGCATTTCTACCAGATACAATATCTACATCTGGAGCAACAGTATAAGAACCTGCTTCAATAATATTAATTGATTCAACTACAGTACCAGCAAGATTCGCAGTTGCTTTATATGGTAAATTGTTTACTAGAACAAATGGAGATCTTGTATATCCAGTTCCTTGATTGTTAACAGTAATCTTGGTTATACCACCAAAGAAAACACTATCTCCGTGCTTATAACTGTAAGCAATAGTACCATCAACAAATACACCTATATCCTTCCTCACAGTAGGATAAACCTCTGTTGTGGTGATTGGGTGCTTTCTTATTGTACGAAGTGTTGGGAGGTCACCTGGTGTCTTAGTAGAGTCTAATGATTGATTATAGAATACAGTCCTATCTAATGGGAATCCACTAGTACAGAAATAGTAATTATTTTCATCAGAAAATATCTGTTGTATACCAGGAATAGTATCAGTATTCTGATTTAAAGTCCTAGTATCTCCAGATTGAACAGTAGATGAAGATGATGGGAACATCCATCTGATAGTATTATCAGATTTCTTAATTATGGGGTCAATTGTATCAAATCCAGAATCTTCAACAACAACAGTCTCACCTTCAATACCATATGGTGTATTTGTATCTGGATTTAGATTGTATACAACACCAAGAGGAATAAGTTCTACACCATTTCCAGTAACTTTCTTATTATCATATAATGCAGTTCCTGTACTATGAGTTTGTGAAGAGAATCTACTCTTAATAGTAAACTGCCTAATGGTTTTACTCGAATATTCAATTACTTCACCACCAATAAAGATAAATCCTTCCTTTTCCCACCCAAAAGTAGAATCAACTTCAATCTTTGAACCAACTTGATGTGATGAAGTAATCTCCTTAGTTAATTTTGTTTTATTAGAAACACTAAAAGTATTGTTAATACTAGATCTAGAAAGGATTAATTCCCATATCTGATCCCCATCTACAGTCTGCTCTTTCTTTACATTATCTACAACAGCAGAAGCATAATTATCTCCTGTCTCTGTAATTATATTACCAACCAATGTTAATGGATCACCATATACGGAAACTACCTTAATAGCATGTACATTACTCCAATCTGATTCAGATGCTTTAAGTGTTGTATCTTTTGGATAATAAACATCAGTATCATCGCTACTGACTAATGAATTAAAAATAAACTGTATAGAACGCTTAGTTCCCTTCGCTTTGTAGAAAGAAGAGATATTCTTAATAAGAACTCTCTTATCGATCTCACCACGTAAATACTTTTCTGGGATACCAGCAAGAAATTCTGACTCAAAACTCGTTAAAAGAGCATAAAGAAATAGATTAGTTAGGTTCTGTACTTTAGAACCTGCTATATGAGTAGTTGTAGTAGTAGAAACAAAGGTAGACTCGTTGTACAAATCACCAAGTGAGGTTGTACCACTTACTCCTCTATAAACATTAGTAAATGAATTATCAGTCTTTGACCCATAGAAGAATATCTCATCATCAATCTTTGCTAATCCCTGATCAGGAAAACCAAGAGTATTATCAACACTAATAGTAGTCTCTGAGATCCCAGTTACTGCAAGGGTTTTCGAGGACGAATTTAAGATATCTAGATCATAAAAATTGATATCTCGATAATTAGTCAAATTCGCAACAATATCCAGAACTCCACCTCTAAGTTCCTGTTGAGCATAATATGCTTTTAAGAACTTAGCAAAGTACTCATAATCGTCTAATATAAATTGAGGGAGTTGACTCTCAACTAATGCGGATATAGATCTAGTCTTTAGGGTCATTCTGGGACTGCACTAAATTTGGACTTTGCAATATCAACGTCAAGATATAGTTCTCGAACTGCATTTATATCTCTAGATGCAGGTTCAACACGAACTTCTATCTTATTATCACTAAAACTACCCTTAATAATGGTCAGGTTATATAATTTAATTTCACCGTGCTTATAATCAATATCACCCACACCCTTTACCAGGTATACCTTCTCACCAGTAAGAGAATTCAATCTATATAGGTCTACTTTACCAGCCTTATCATCTTCCAAATATACTGTAAAGGATGGATATTCACTAACTATAAATCCAGTAGATCTCATAATGGACTCATCACAAGAATCCTTAAACTGGTTAACAAAACATAATTCGTAATAATAAGTAGAATTGAGTGTTGGATAAAAGTCTTTTCTTAAAGTTACGTTTGTGATATTTGATGTAATAGCAGTATCTGACCCATCAATTACTGAAGCAAACTTACTATGACGGAATTTACCGTTAAACTTCTCAGTTTCAGAAGAAGCGATATAGTCTTCTACTGCTGTAGTTGCTTTATTCTGAATTTCTGCCTTAGATAATGTAGTTTTAGATGTCTTGTAACTAATAGTAGAATCTAATTCAATATAAAGAATAGATGGATCTACAATTACTGGAGTAACAGAAGCAATAGTATAATCTTTCAGTTCTTTAACAATTTGCTGTTTCGTGTAGGTAGAAAGAGAAATTGCATTCTGTGGTTTAACAGCAACCTTAACTTTACCATATTCAGGTGGATTATCTTCTTCACCACCAAAAGTAATAATATCAGATATACCAGGATAAATTTTTCTAACTACAGAGGCATAATCTGCTGAGGTAACTGCTCTATCTTGCGAAGCAAATGCCTTAGGAGCAGACTTTTTAATAGATGATAGACTTTCTATAGTTGCACCACCTTCAGAAGCACTGACGGTTGTTATAGATGTTGTATAAGGGAAGTTACCACTACTAGCTTTATCGAATATAATACCAGAGAAACTAAAAAGTTTTGCTCCATTAGTATTTACAGTAGACGTTGTTAAGTAAGAGATCTCAACAAAATTACCATTAGATAATTTCTTACCAAATACACCGTCACCAAAAAAGATCTCATAATTCTCATCTGTTGTTTCTTCTACAAAAAATGCTTCAGATGAATTAGTCAATTCTAAAATATTATCTGCTGCTGTATATGTTTGATACGCTGTATTGCCTTCTGCCTCATATACACGCACACGAATAGATGAAACATCTAATCCTACATTAGGAATGATGAATTTTTGATTCTTTAGTGCTGTATTGATAGTATATGACTGGGTTAATAGAGTTCCTTCGTAAATATCTAAATTTGCCCATGTTGCGACACCATTAACTAGAGGTGTCTCTGTATCATCAACTACAACATATTGATATAAAGTATCATCAAAATTTGTAACAAACCCTGTTCCTTTCTTTAACACTAAAGTATCAGGTGTTGTTCCAGAACCACCACCATAAGTTACTGCAAGATTTACTGTTGCTTTAGGTGAAGCAGCAGATCTAGGTCTATAACCAATTTGCTTTGCTAACGCTACTACATTATCACGAACAGTAGCAGAATCGAGAAACATCTCATTTACCACCATATTGGTGTTAAATGCAGTGTAATATGTATTATAAGCAAGAACATCCAGCAGATTGCTGATAGCAGAACCTGAGAAGTCGTAATCAGTGAATTCAGAGTTCGCTCGAAGATAGTCTATTAATGACGTTTTAATCTGTGCAAAGTCTAAATTCGCTACTTGCGTATAAGGCATTATCGTGTACGGTTAAGGAAGAACTCAATATTATAGGGAGGTAGATCATCTCTACCAGTCACTCTAAAAGCTAAGTGTACCTCAAATCCGTTCTGGTCAAAATCAGGCATTACTGATAATTCAATAATGCTTACCCTGGGTTCATATCTGACCAAACAATCACTTATAGCATCCTGTATTAAACCAGCAGTACCAAAATCCAATGACTCAAAGAGATACCTCTTTACGTCCGATCCGTAATTTCCATCATATAACCTTTCACCTTTATTAGTCAGCAGAATGCTTAGTACCGCTTGCTTTACGGCAGCATCTTCCTTCTTCACAAGAAGATCATCTGTGATCTTATTCCTTGTAAATGAGAATGCTAAGTCCTTAAATGGAGTGATTGACGGCATTCATGCAGATTTGAGTGTCAGTTTATTTAGACAAGCTTGGTCATAGAAGGGTTCATCTTAGCTTGATGAATGTCCATTGCCATTGTTATACGTACATCTTCACCTTCATATGGTAGTGTCCAATGCGGAATCCTTGCGTCAAAAAACGTTAATTGACCTTTTTTATTCTCAAACTTCTCTCCATCATAATATGTTCCACCTGAAGGATCTCCTCCTATAAAAATATTACATGCTGTCCATGTGGGAATATGGTGTTGATCCTTATCAGGAGCATGATGTTGATGAGGTTTAATCTCTTCCCCATTCCTAAAGGTATTATACCAACATTGAAACCACCTTCTTCTACCAAATAAGGTCATCAACTTAGGTTTTAATATTCCACCAATAGTAGAACAATATTCTAATCCGTTGTAGTATACAAATCTACTTGTTAATGAGTCCTTGTTTGTACCACCATATCTACCTTCACCCAATGCCTTTATTTCTGGTTCCAAATGAAGAATTCTATTATAGATTGTATCTGATTCCTCTTCAGTGAGAAAATCTACCTTATAAATCATATCAATTTAAACCACGTGGAGTTGTCCTTTGATGTACGCACATCTATACCCATAGTTACTCTAACTTC